GGTTGAACTGTGGGCTTGGCTACTTCGGCATTAAGTGGTGTCTGGGTTTGGTTTTTACTTTCTACCCAGTTGAGCTTATCGGTTAACTCTTCATAAGATAAAAATGATTCGGGCTTCAATAAATCACTCAACAAATATGTATTCTCATTAATATCTGCGACCGCTTCCTCTACACTATTATAAATGCTAGTAACTTCATTCAAAACTTCGGATGAATCATAGTTAATCTGCTGATTTGCACCGCGCTTTGCAACAAGTCGAAATGAATTACCACGCAATGGGTTAAAAATTTCCTTTGGTTTTGCACCAAGACTACGGTCCTGTTCAGAAGGGTCAACTGCATTTTGAATTTTTTCCTTCATTGCTGACGAAATTTCATACATGAAAATTTTGCCTTCATTTTCCGGGTTCTGTGGATCTTTAATAACCTTAATGTTGGTTACATATCGAATACCACGTGAATACAATTTAGCAGTTTCCTTATCCCCCGCATTCCAAAGTGCTTGCCACTTTTCCTGAAATGGACATGGCATTCCAATAATACTTGGGGAATATTCTGAAACAAAACGTTTCTTACCATTAGTTGTAATAGTTGTATTAATTTTAAACATCTTCTGAATCATTGCACGCTCAGAATCCGGCAAAAAACGGATTAGTGCTGCCCCATTTCCATCCTTATCTTTTTGCAAGATATAAAACCGTTCATCACGCTGATACCGTTTTGTATCTGCTGCGAACGGATCAACCCCGCCTAGTGCTTCTTTCATTGCTCCAAAATCGAATGCGCTTGCATCAAGTGTCATAATTATTCTCCATATTTGAAAACCGAGTTGGTTTTCCTCGAGTTTAAAGTCACGCGGGACTATATCTAGTTTAAATGTCATTGCGGACAATCTTTAATATACTATAAAGTCGATTGATTTTTCAAAAATATATTCGATGGTACACATTTATTTATATTTTTTACAATTCTACCAGATCCACTTTAATAAAACGTTCTAATTTTGTTACCAAGAATCATTTAAATTTTCGGGGGGATCGCCACGCATTTCATCAGTTATTGTTAATTTAAAAGTTTTTACACCAGCATTTGCAATGCCAACAACTTTGCCATCACGCATATCTTGCATAATTTCCTTATGTTTGGCGGGCTGGCGCCCTTTAACCTCGTTTGTTTCAAGCCAAAGATTCATAAACCCACCTTTGGAATATGATTCAAATTGAAACCCCAATGAATCCATGGACATACCAATATTATGATCATAATCTGAATAAAATATAAGACTTTCAACGGGGACACTCCTTTTCGCCACACGCATTGTCCTATAATTTTTAATAAAATATTTTATAAGCTTTGACGAGCCACCAAGTACTTGTGAGAATCTTACCGTGCCAACCCGCAAAACCTCAATATCACCCTTTTGGCCAAAATAATTAAGACCAAATGTATAAATCATCAATAACTCACCAGACTTCATTCCATGTTTATCTTTTTTTAAGCGTAGCCCCAAGTTTAAAGACGCGCCACGTTTACCATAAAAACAATTTTTGAGCTCAAATGCGCGGGCTTCTTTTGTTTCGATAACATCCACAATGCAATCGCGAGCATAAAACCGGTTTGGTGTTTTTCCAGCAGCATGTAAAAAATATGATTTTAATACTTCGCGTTTACGTTCGGTATTCCATTCATAATCTTTAACCCAACATTTAAAAGAGTTATTTTCTTCCGCTGCTATGGATCGCAAATAAAAATAATCCCCTTTGACACCTTTGACACCGTTGTTCTTATGCTCCACCGGATATAATCTGGCCGGCACATACTCAATTTCATAACCCCTTGCGCCATCTTTACATCCGGTAAATTTAAAATTCCCACCGGTTGTAGAATAATCAATATTGTGCAAATCGAGAAAATCTTTAATTTCCTGTAAATTTTTCATGTCAGAAGAATTAAAATTTTCAGTGCAAATATTATCTAACGTACGAGATTTTTCTAGTGGAATACTAACCACCGATTAAACCTTGACGCTTAAAATAATTTGCAGGCCCTCCAATGAATTAGAACACATGAAGATCCGATAACTATCCCGAGCTGAATTATATTTTACATGAACGGTATAATCAGAAACAGGCAACATTTTAAAATTCTCAACTGGAATTTTTATAGTAAATTGTTTTGTTGTAATTGCCTGTTTAATAACTGAAAATGTATTAGACTTGGCATTAAATTTATTGGTGGCGCCTAGTGAAACGGTCATATCTGAATCTTTAGATGTAAAAATTACCTCGGACAGGTCTTTGAATACACTAGTACCCGATTTAATCTTTTTAATATCAGCGGTACTTAAATTAAATTCAGCCACAGAAGGCATATTTTCCATTTTTGTGAACTGATCCGTGGTTTTATTGTATGCATCCATAAGTGCGATATTATTAACAATAAATGTCGAAGTCGTATTATCACAACTAATATTAATTGTATTTTCATCAATTGTAATTTCCCGATCTTCTGGAAATAGTTTCAATAAATTCAACAAATCACCAAGTGTATCTTTTATTCCAATATCTGGAAATGTGTCGCCATCTAATGTTGATGTTGGAATTAAAATTTGCATATCTTGTGCTTCAGAAACCGCAATAGTATTTGGATATTTCAAAATAACGGAATTAGTCATTCCATTAATTTCTTGTAGTACGTCTGTAAATGCTTTATTTAACATCTATTCTCCTTCATTTTAAATTATTTTATCATATTTCCTATGAATAAATGATGAAACCGTATTATTTTAACTAATTATCGGATGGTATATTATACTCTAGTTAATCCAAACAATGCAAAACCAATGCTATTCATATATTCATGTTTGGTTTTGGGCACCCGAATAAATCCGTCATCAGAATTTTGGAAAAATGTTGAGCCACCACCGGATAATGAAATAAAATCGCATTTATCCAAAATTTTACCATATTTGGTTTCAATTAAAGCTAAAAGCTCTTTAAGATACTGTTTCTTAACTTCGTCCACATAATCTTTAAAATTATACTGCTGACCGCGAAGTTTATAAATCCCTGTATCGAGAATTTCTCGCGCCTCTTGCAGGGTAATTTGTCGGCCATGCATTTCCTTCACTTTCTTTGCTATTAAAGTGCCAATTTTCATAACACCTTCACGTTCTATACCTTCAAACAAATTGGGGGATGTTTTACCGTCAGTAACTAAAAAACAATCCAAGGTCTGTTGACCAATATCAATTCCGACATATGTTGTTTTTCCAGTAAATTCGGTTTGTTCATCAGGGAAACTGTTGCCATATTTATCAATACAAAGTTTTGAACCAGCACCCTGCGGCAAAATATAAACGTTATCGAATTTATGCTTAGTGCCATTAACTTCAAAATGCATCAGCCCGTCTTTAAAATGGCCTGAATTTTCAATTTGTGCTTTTGATAGTCCGGAAACAATAATGTCTGGTGTTTTGTCTATAATTTCCAAAGCATGAAATAAAAATAGTGGCGCATAATGTTCAAGATTTTTATAATCTGTTATATCCACCAAATTTTCAGAAGGTAGATGCAGCGCGCTTTCGCCAACATAATAACTGTATCCATTAAAATCATAGATGCGGCTATCATTAATATGTTCATTGCGGCGTGTTATACCGATTACAGATGGGAATTTAAATTGTTTTACAATTTCACCATTTTCAATAAACGTTATTTTAACAGCGCCATAACCAATATCTATACCTAAAATTTTCATCCATCTCTCCTTAATTATTAAGATTTTAATTTATTATACAGGGGTTTTACTTAATTTTACACTCGTTCGGTATTTAACGTATTAATGTGCATTAACCACCGTTAAACACATTATGCATTATTAAAAGTGTGTTATATATCTAAATTTTGTAATTCCGGCGCAACCTTTGCGGATCTAGATATATTATTTATTTTTGGCAATGCCACAATTTCTGGTGTTATTTCAACACAGTCATCCGTATTTAAAAAATCATCACTCGGTTGTTTATTTGTTTTTGTCGAGGTATTTTTGGCACGTGGTTTTGGTGTTTGTTTTGGTGTTTGTTTTGAACTTTTTACAGTTTTTACAGTACCATCTGTAAAATTAATGGATAATTCATCTATATCTTTTGAACACGTTATGTGCAACTCAAACAATTTTCTCTCTCAAGTTCTTCGGCTTTAGTAATAATATCTACTATCATTTGTTTATGTTCAAGCATAAACCATTCCTTGGATAATGTGGTTGGTTCAGTATTATCATACATATAATTAAGAATTTTACGTTCAGTTTCATAGACATCTTCAAACATATCGCTTATGTACAACATTTTCGCAGTTGGATGTGGTTTATCTGAATTATATTGGCACAACCTTTTATATAAATCACCAGTTCTCCCAACTTTAATATGGTCCGGGAATTTTGTATCATATAATACATACATATAACCCCGTCTGTCAGTATATTTTTCAAGCGGTGGTAATCGATATGATTTAAGATTAAATTCGGATAATTCGTTTGGGTTTGGTACTTCAATCATTATATCTCCAGATTAAGCATTTCATCGGGAATTGATTTATGCACACGGGTAGGCTCAAAGCTTTCAGTGACCGTATCAAAATCGGGGGCAACGATATTTATATTGGGTTTAACCCCGGGGTCGAGTGTGCTAGTTTCATCAACTATGTCACTTTCAACCCTGTCAACTGACACCGCGTCGGTTTCATCAACTGAGGATATATCAGCAAGTTCTATATCAAATTTTACCCGTTTAACATATTTATCGGTTGGAATATTCTCAATCTTAATTATCATAATTCTGTTACCCGTTAAATAAATTTCTGTCGCGAACAATATGTTTAAATATAGAATATGAAAAGATTAAATTATCATATAACGCGGTGATATTATGATCGATTTCATTATATAAAACTTCATCATATGTATAACTTAATGTATGCTTTTTATATTTTTGCATTTGTATTTCTAATTCGGCAAAATTGGTTGATGGTATATTCCGCAGATTTAAATCACTTTTCAAATCTGCCAATTCGCTCAATTTTAATAAAATAAATTCATATAAATTGGCGATTTGCGTGGTACTAATCTTATCAATTAAGCGTGGATTTTCCAAATATAACAACGCCACCTTTTTACTTTCGTCTAATAATACATCGGCTAATTTTGAATGATGTTGCGCCGATTTAAACATATTATTATACAATACGGAAAGTTGGGAGTGTATAGAACGGGTTTTATCTAAACTCCCGGAATCCTCAAATGTGTGTTCCTCTACTGTATCAACCTGTTCATTCATATCGTAAACCTCGACGAGCTATATTTAGTTTTTCCAGCTATTTTCGGTCTAATTAAATCACCATCTTCAAAATATGGGGTTTCTGTAAATTTAATAAGTTGATCTTTATTTCTAAATACTCGATAATTTAATTCCGCTTCAAACCGACCCGGGGATGTAAAATCACCACGCTCTAATAAAATTTCTTCCGGCCCCAAAAACCCACGTATTGATTGGTGAGTACTAAGACAAATCCTATATTTGTTTTTATAATATTTACCAAAATACCAAATTTTACCAGGAAATTCCTTAGATAAGGTAATACCTTCTTCCCTATTCTTTATAGTAAAAAATACGGCATAATCTGCTTTCCGTGCCATTTTTAATGGTTCATTTTCAATAAATTTTAATAACGCCGCGGCGCCATTATCATTATCCCGCCGTAACAATAAATATTCCTCGGCTGGTCGGGCTGGATTAATTACTTGAACCATCCATCGCTCTTGGTCCGCAGTGGCAACATCATGATTAACCATGATAGGTGGTTTTTGCATTTTAAAATACCAATTATATGGCGGTTTTATGTTTATAAAAATAAAGAAATCAATGTCATTATTTTTTAAAGCTTCTTTACTTTCTAAAAACATTTGATTATCATAATATGGATCTATTGTAATGAACATAACTCTATTTATTAGCGCGGTCCAAATACAAATAAAAATCTTGAATATTCGGTTTATAGGCGCTACCCAAATCCGCAACGCGACTCAAATATATTTTAAATGCATTTCGGACATTTATATCCGGGTCTGTTAACCCATGATGTAATTTATCCAATGCAAAATAGCTTTCTATCCGTAGCAAATGATATTTATGAAACATATCATCTTTGGTAAAACCTCTACCACGGGCCTCTTTTAATTTCGTTTCATTAGTAATATAATTCATTTAATTCCCTTAATTCCCTTAATATCATCGATCCATAATTCCGTAGGGGTTGATTTAAGCAATTTGTCCAATTCTATTTTCTGTTGCCGGATACTACTTTCCAATTTCTCCATGCGTTCCGCCGTTAAAGATTGTATGCTCATATTCAACAAATAATCATATGAATTTTGAACCAAAATTATATTATCAATCGCGTTTAAATCTTCAACAATCTCAGATTTCTTCCGTTTATTAATAACTAGTTTATCATCAACAATCATTTTAATAAACGAATAACGGCTATAATCTATTTTTATGGACTCTAGCATTTTTTCTTGCAAATGTAGTTTTCTACGCTCAATATACTTAATTTTTACACGAGTATAATGCTCAATCAATGCATATATATCGGTATGAACTACAATTTTATTATTTTCATCCAACGTTGTTAAATTTTCAGTTACAGTTTTGATTAGCTTCAATTTATTCAACAATTCATCATCTGACCATGCTTTCAATGAAATACTAGGTACAGTAATAATGAAATGAAAATTATCATCGTCTGATTTATCAATATATGATTGAATAACCTTTTTATCTTCAAGATCGTTTAAAACATTTATATATTTTTTAAGGTCATAATGTGGAGGTATATCCGTGATCTCAACTTTATTTACACCTATTTTCTTAGCGACACCTTTAATCAACCATTGGTTAGGCTTTCCACCCATAGCAATTTTTCCCGAAAATCCCCTATACCAGGGGAATAGCTCGGGTGTCTTTAAACCATTAAGCTTTGCTAACATATACTGTTTAACTTCTGAGGGATTCCTTGGTAAAATCTTCTGCGCAAATCCGGACGATAACCCTTCAGAACCATTGCACAAGATTACAGGTAATGCTGGGACATAAAAAACGGGTTCAATTTTCGAACCTTCAAAATGTTGTGACTCCAAAATACTATTATCCCGTTTGTCAAATAGTTCAAAAAAGACATCGGAACCATGCGTGTAGATATATCGAGGCGCGGATGCCATGTGTTCAAACCGTGTTCCGAAATTACCAGATTTCTGAAGCAATGGGAGATTATTGGTGCCGGCGAAATCTTGACCCAACCCCGAAATGACTTCATCTAATGAACCATGCAAGTATTCGGTTTGTTCGGCCACCTTTGAACCAAGTTGCGAAACCTTAATTTCTTTAACAATATTATTTTCTAAAATTGTATAAAGAATTTTGCGGCTTGCATTTTTTTGCCCGTCGACCAAACTACAAATTTTTCGCACATTATCATATGACGCAAAATTTACATAATCCGATTTAAAAAATTCACTTAAGTCCATCATTTACCCGCAATAGATTTAAGTTCTTCTTCCAAAAACCGATTATATGCTGTGCGGTCCAAATGTTCTTGTTTATAAAAATCAGAAATATTTTGGCGATACACAAAGGCTTCATCCAAAGTTTCAAATCCTTTGGAATCATTGGAATCATTTTTTGTAATTACATGTGGAAAAATATTTTCTACAAACCAGTTTGTTTTCATACTCACTCCTTTTTTTTAAAAAATTTTCTTAAGCTGATGCGATGTTAAATACATTATTCAAAAGATACTTTTTCCGCGGCGCTGAATCATCACCAAGCCACTCCTCAAGAATTTCATCAGAATCAAATCGCATGGGTTTAATCATTTTATTCAAACCTTCAGTGTGAACAATGTGTTGTAGGTCTTCTTTGGGCCATGAACCCAACCCTTTCATATAATGGCTCTCTTCACCATGTTTTAATTTTACACCATCAAGATTATAGTGCCAATTACATAATTTTTTACCACGTTTTACACTAATAACGGGTGTTTGTAATACACAAATTTTGGATTTTAGGTCGGGCATATACTTATGAAAAAACCCAGCCAATAATCCGCGGATATGATACCCGTCGAGGTCTTGATCTGTTGCGAAAACGATATTCGTATACATTTCATTCTGTAATACGGTATACAATTCCGATAATTCTTTATTTTGTGTAAATTTTAATTGTGACGCGCTATATGCATTCAACGGTACACCGCGTAATGTAAAATATCCGCACTCTTTACGACCAAAAACGGGTAAAATACCACCCAGTGCTGACTGACCTTCAACCAATAACAAATATTTTTTAGTGCCGATACTTGGTAGATATTTATCGGAACGTATTCGCTTTGTTTTTTTCTTAAGTCCTTCTAGTTCTTTTCTACGTTTAAACTCTTCTTTGATTCTATAAACTTCAGTTATTGGATCAATAATTTTGGAATTTTTTAGAATTTTCAATCCAATTTTATCGAATGGGATTGGCGCAATCTCATTGAAATATTTGTTAATTTCACCCGTAGAATTTGTAATTTTTTCTTTAGACTGTGAATTAAATTTGGCATTTTTCAAATTCTTCATAAACACGATAACCATCAATTTATTTTTGATATCACCGGGTTTAATGGTTTTATATTTACGAAGAAGTTTATTCCTAATAATAGATACTAATGAATTAACAATAATATCAATATGGGTGCCTCCATCTGGTATTTTCAATCCATTAACATAGCTAAACTGCCTAAAATCGTCAGATTCATTTGGCAAAATCGCAAATTTATAATCATCGGTTTCATAAATTTCAAAAGAATCCGAAAACATTTGAACGTAGCGTTTAAATGAATTTGTTCCAATCTTTTTTCCATTAAATTTAAATGTAATTTCGGGGAAAGACATACTTAAATTAATTAAACGCTGTTTGATGATTTGTTGATGTTCTACATCAATTTCTGTAATACCAAACCGCGTAAGGTCCGGCCAAAATTTAACATGCACTCCAGACTTTACACTCTTCCCAAATTTCTCACTATAGGTTTCCGCATTATTTTTAAATGTAATAGTATACTTATTAATACCATCATCAGTGGTACCTATAAACTTTTTACTAAATACATTTGTCGCAAATGAACCAACACCATTCATACCAATTTGCGTTCGATTTGCATCGTCATCAAAATTAGAACCCGCTCTTGAATGACCCCAACACAATAGCGCATATTGCTCACCAGACTCGTTTTCTTTAACAGGGATGCCTGTACCATTGTCTAGCACTTCAACGCATTCTGTGGTCATTTTAACACTAATTTGCGAGCATCCAGTGAAGTTTGTTTTAATTGCAACGTCGATAGAATTATCAATAATTTCATTAATAATTTTAATCAGTCCGGGTACATACTGTATTTCTTTAAATACAATTTTACCATTTTCATTTACATACTCATGAGATTGAGTACTGTCTACTGAGCCAATATACATTGCTGGGCGCAGTTTCAAATGTTCTATATCTGAAAGTTTTCTTATCATCACTGATCCTCTTTATTTTTTGTAATACTATACCATATCCAACTAAAAGTAAACTATAAATATTGATAAAGTGCGTTTAAACGCATTGCGGGGACCTGTATGTTTCATCATCAAACAATTCGTAAATATACGGCAGCACTTCTTGATTATTTTAATAATCTTGAGGTTCAATACACTGATTCATCTGGTTCAACAGTAATTAAGAATGTGCCTATTACGTTTGCATCCAAAGAAAAATCACGAACCTTGAGTCATCATACAAATGAGCAGCTCATGAGTGGCAATTATAATGTACTTCCGCGTGCGAATCTTTCTATGAGCACTATTGTTAAATCCGAACAACGCACGACAAACAAAAATATTAAAATTGCTAAAAAAACAAATAGCACGACATATGATTATATGTTTAATGCGGTGCCATATGAGTTTACATTTGAAGTGGCAGTAATGTGCCGCGGTATGAATGAAGCCGCGCAGATTATTGAACAAATTGTGCCGCAATTCAACCCGACATTAAATCTTGATATTTGGGATGCTGAAAATTTAGATACGCCTACCCGTGTGCCGGTGCGTTTATTAGATATTGGTCTCGAAACAAATGAATATGAAGAATTTAGTTCTAATATTGTAACCGTATCAATAGGCATTTCCATTTTAGGTAATTTATACTCCCCAATCAAATCTGTTAATAGAATAAAACAGTTTAAACTTGTTTTAAATGAGCAACAAGGTGCATCAAACCAATTTTTTTCTAGGAAAATTATTAATAATTGGGATGTTGATTATGCTGGTATGCCAATATCACCGGGTACAAGTGTTCAGGTTCAAGATACAAAAATGGCACCAGTTATTATTGATATAATTCCAGTTTCCCCATTAATAGTTGCAACAAATAAAATAAGTGTTATATGGAATGATCCGGATAATCGCGCATCCGAAATGACGTTTACGTGGTCATTATTACAAGGCGCTGGTACATTTTTTGGAAATACGGATACTGTGGATTTAACAATAACTGCCGCGGGAACTATTGAAGTTCAAGTTAAAATAACAGATCCGTTTGGCAATTTTGCAACATTAAGCAAAATATTTACGGTGAATTGATGAATTGTTCATCCATGGTTTAAAGTATCTGGAATTATTCGAAGGGATGATATTCCCAAAATTAAATAATAATATTAGACTCTGGCGCTAAAATTTTGGATGTTGCGTCATTATATGCTTTAAATGCAATCGGAAAATCTTCAAGATCAGCACTCCATAAAACATTCATTGGGTGGATTTGCACTGCAGCTGGCGCGGACATCATTTCATCCATCATATAAGGCATAATATTACCGTTTTTGGCAATATACGGCATTTTAACAAGAATTTGAGTAATATCATCAGTATAAACACCTTCAGCATCACCCATAATTGTTTCATTATTTAGCAATTTTAAAACTTTTATTTTACTCATAATTATCCTTTAAATTTTATATTAATACGCATCAAATGGCTACTTATAAAAATAGAAGCCATTATGTTCATCCACAAAATTATCCAATAGATATGTTCCAAATCGGTCAAAATCAAAAAATTGCATTAATGTGTCTGACGCATTTTCAAAAAGACCGGTTTCTTCAGCATAATGTCTGGCGAATTCGCCCGCATCCACAAATTCATTAATAAAATTTTCAGGTTGCGTGCCAATAATAATGGCAGCTTCGGTAACATCTTTCCCATGCAGCTCACATAATTCAATATATTCAGCAATGTCATTAATATCTGGATGTAACCCGAAATTTAGCATATCATCATAATCAAGAACTTGGTAAGTATCCACATCATGTTCTTCTAAAAATGTATTGATTTCTTCTTGTATCTCATCGAATGTTTTAAAGTCAAGTGAAATCCAAATCCCAGGTGTTTCCGAATTATTCATTGTTTCAATATACATTTCCATATTAAACCCCCTTAAACCATTATATTATACAGCATTAACCTATGTTTGTAAACTAAAATTATCCGAATACGGTATTGAATTATCATCAAAATATGCTTCAATTATATTTTGAACAATATATGGTGAAAAATGAACATATTCACTCTGTACTCTGGCCACATTACGTAAAACATCCAAAATTTTAGCTTCATGAATAATGGGAATATTAGGGTATATTTTTTGAAAAAAACAATTTGGCGCAGCTGTTCTATATGTGCGCAATCGTTGTTTGGGGTTAATAGTTATACCCACCTTACATTTATTTGGTTTATCCGGATCAACCATTATATAATAATACACGTTTTTCATACGTATATTTATTTTGGTGGGTATGGAAGGATTCGAACCTCCAACGCTTCAAAAGTCCAGATTTACAGTCTGGCGCAGTCCACCATCTCTGCAGCATACCCATTATTTGGATCTCCCTCAAGGATTCGAACCTCAATTGCCTGGATCAAAACCAGGTGTCCTACCGTTAGACGAAGGGAGAATTAGTTCATACCTCTAAATCTTCTATATATAATGTTTTGGTTTCAAGCTGGAATCCCATAAAAAAATTATTTAAAAATTCCCAGTCACCTATATCATAACTCAATGTAATATGTTGGTTAAAATCTTTAAAATCCGTCGTACAACCCATGCTGATATATTTATTATGTTCTTGGACCATTTGTGGTGAACTTATCGTTAATACTAAAATATTTTTGTCGTGATCTTTCCAAACTTCTAATTTTTTTGTCCATGCAAAATAACTAACATTTTTAATTTCACGCGTGATCGGCACTGGTTTCTTTGAAAATATCAATGTACTATGAAAATTGTCGACCGGATTAGGAACCTTTAATTTTTTACATAATTTAAAAAGTTTTTTACAAGTTTTTTTATTAAATGTTACTGCTATATATGTGCCCATTGTCATGTTATTCGCCTATTTTTGCGGAATATTCTTTAAGCATTATATCAGATGGCGCAATACAGCATAACCACGCCATCACATCTATAATTTTAAAACTATCAACCCGTTTTTTAATTACCAATTTCCGGAATTTCAAAAGTTTGTGCAATTCCCCACTTGTAGCTTTTAATATGTTTTCTTCATATAAATGAACATCATTCAAATAATATGTAAAAATGCCCGGATTGTAACCTGTTGCTTTTGCAATCAACCCCAATAATACGACACAAGAAGAAATATTAAAAGGTGTCGTAATTAAGTCACAACTCCGTTGAATCATTGACATATGTAATACTTTATTCTTTTCATCCGGAATAAATTGATATAAACACCGAATTACTGGTGACGACATCTCGTCAAATAATTCCGGAAACCATGCATGCATAATAATTCGCCGATTATTTGGAAAATTAATAATATCATTTATAACTTCATAAAGTTGGTCAATATTCTTATAATATATACGCGCATGTGTACTATTCGCCAAATGATGATAACCACATGATTCAAGATACTTTTTTTTATCTGTGGTTACTGTATCTTTTTTATAAACTGTTCGTGACCGCCACAGCGATCCATAAGTTTTACCAACATCATCTTTACTACGTCTATATGGAGAACTTAACCATTTTTTGTTTAGTGCTGAATCACATATTTTACATCCAAGTGCCCTAAAATCCACAGCATCTTCATACCCACGAATAAATCCGATAATTTCACCTATAACTTGGTTATAACTCGATCCTTTAGTAATAAATGGAACACACTCACGCAAATCAAATTTCATCATTGCGGATGGTATAAAAATATCAGTTTTGCCGTTGTGCTCAACACGTTCTTGTCCATCTCTAAGAACTTCATCTATCAGATTTTGATACTGTAACATTACGTATATAGATAATTAGTATTTTTTATTTTCATCATCTTAAATATTCTACACTATGTTACTGTAATTGTAAACCTTTAATATGCGTCCAAGCACAATTCGCATTTATAAATTTTGTGCAGTTTACAGCGTTTTCCTTTATGCATATGCTTATCGTTTGATGCTCTACGCACACTTCCAAGTTTTGCATCAACACTCGCAATATCGGCGGCAGCTGTTTCTTCATATATATCTAAGAAATTTTTAAATGACATAAATGCTCCTAACGTTTAACACGAATGACTGTTTTGCCAATTCGTTTTTCATATGCGGCTAAAATTCTAAGGCCTCTAAAGCCCAATGATTTATTATTCCGTGAACGATCTTGCCGTATTAAAAACCACACGTTATTAGTATGATTCAAATCTTTTAACGATGTTATAATTTCGCTGCAATTAATAATTAAATCCGAACCAACCAGCTCAAATGAATGCGGTGTAAATGTTTTTTGAATAATAGCGCCCTGTCCCTTGATAATATCTGAACCAAATACAACCGCTTTTTTTTCTGCAGTGGTCGCTTCAAACGCTATATTATTACTCATTTTTGTTATGCCGTTATGTTCATGCGATAATTTAATAATCCCATCGTTTTGAGCTTTAATCAACACTTTCCGGGCAATCCCACCCATATTGCGGTCACCGGATTCCCAATATTCGGCGTTATCTTTTTTAATGGAAATCGGCACAGTTTTACTCAATGTAATTAAATCGACATCCGACTTTTTCCCACCCGCTGTATGTGTTCCGACACCATTGGCTTTAATTACATTTTTCACTACAAATTTTTTATTTTTAGATTTAAAAATAATATTAATCGGGCCACTTGCTGTAAATTGATTAATAGTATCAATAAATACTTGCTCGTTATCTAAACCCGCAGATTTTTTATTTGTGCTACCAGACAGGCCACCAAATTCACTAGTTTTGTAAAACGCATTTAATGATAATTCACCAGCATCGGTCTGAAATTTAAACCCTTTGATGGGTTTACCCTTGGATATATTATCAATAGCATTAATATTATCACCAGTATTCAAAACGATTACATTACCAGTAGTTGTTTCAAACGGGGAGCCGTTCAAAACCTTTTCACGAAATGTGTACAAACGGTCTGGATTAAGCTTAAAATTGGCGACACTCAAAGATTGTTCGCACAAAAATTTTTTAAATCCCATCATATGCACCTTTAATTTCTTCATACATTCCATGAATTGCTTTGGGTGTGTATTGTTTAAAATATGTTTCATTATATATATTATCAATAATTTTACTAGCTGAAATATCCGATGCTGTTCGGGGCATTTCTTTAACTGATACACCAATACTATTTTTGAGTTGTGATTTATAGCTTTGTACTCGATCAGATCCAGCATAAATGGCATTTATATTTACTGGTGATTTTTGCATAATACGTATTAAATTACCATTTATGGAATGAATGATATGCGCATTTGGAAATGCCGTAGCAATCATTTTTTCACGAAGCGCCTTTGTATTTTTTGTATCTGGTGATGTTACAATATCGATAATAACCTCATCATATAATATGCTCGCCCGTTTAATAAGTGCGGCATGGCCGGTAGTTAAAATTCTAAATTTCCCTATAATTAAAACATTATTATTACCACGCATTTTTTTAATGATTAATGTTTTTACATTTAATTGAATATCATCTTTAATCATGGCTGGTGTTTTTTTAACGTGTTGGAATGACAATTTTGTGCGTTTTAATTCGTTTGAAACTTCTGCCATCAAGTCTTTTAAATCTCTTGATTTTACGGTGATGCCATTTGCTATTTCGAGTGCAGTATTTTTGACATTATTCCAATATTTAGTTTCATTTTCTGGGGTGTCGCGGTATTTCATTTTAATGATAAGCCGAGCATCTTGATCTATTTGATAGTCTTGCTGGAATTTTAAAATACGGTCATGCGTTGTCATTACAACGCCTTCCTCTTTCCCCCCATAATGTGATTCAATATTTAAAAATAATTGTCTAATGTCATCTAATAAAATTTTAGGGACATCCCAAGTAAATGAGTTTTTAACTGAATCAAATAATGATTTAACCACTTTATGCTTAATGCCGTGTTCAAATGAAATTGGCGAACCTAGAATGCCATCAAACAATAATACTGGCACATCAATTTTAAGCTCTTTAGCATACGATATACGATTAGATGTATCGAATACACCCGGTGATGTTTTTAATTTACCAAATTTTACGGACCACGTACTATGCGTGCTCGCGATCAGAACCATTTTATGTAATTTGGTATAATTAGAACTTAATGTTGGTTTCCGCATTAAATATTCAATAAACAATTCCGTACCTACTGGTATTGAATTTTTACCTAAATTCGTAAAATGTTCAATCACGCTTTTAAATTGTGACGCGCCAATTGATTCTTTTTTAATTTTTACTTTTGGCTGATAATCATATTCGGTATTATACAGTATGTTACCTTTATATGCTATAATATAATCGTCAATGTTTCCATTATTTGATTGTTTGATAACTGTTATTTTTACACCGTCGGTCTTTTGTTCAATAGTAACATTTGTATTTAAAAAATCGACAATTTTTTTATCAGTTGTCAAATATTTGCCAGCCGCTTGAATGCTAATATCAAGTTGATCCCTTGATTCTGACAAATACGTTTCAAAGTTCATTTTAGTTTCCCAGTTTTTAGAAAATTAACTATACGATCAAACTGATTATTTGAGCCAACACCTTTAAAAGCGCCCAAATCGTGACCTTGTATAAATGAGACAGTGCCATCATCATTAAACATAACGGAACGGTCCTCATAATTGGCAACATCTAACAAGTCAAATTTTGTTTTTGAAAATTTTACACCGGGTAAAGCTTTTTTAATACCGGCAAAAGTCTGTTTATATTGTCCGTTTGAATCCTTACTTTCAGATAAATATTCTTTATAACGCATTATTACTCCTATGTCTTAATTGTCATATAAAAATTTGCGATATTTTTAAAAATTTTAAAATTTTCGCGGGCCTGTTTATTTGTGCGCTCAACTTTATAATCAGGGATTAGATTTCTTTCCCCGGATGCGGCTCTGGTATTATTACGTTTTAATGCAGTTTTCAAAGGAACATCTACAAATACAATGGCGGTTTCAAAACCAGCATCTTTGGCCCATTTAAATTTATTTATGACACCATTGACAGATGCGCCGGTGCCCGTGTTCACAACTGACTGACCAGATTTAAATGTTTTTCGAAGATCCGCTTCGACATTTTTAATGGCTTTAGATACCAATTTCCTGGCAAGTTCAAAATCGCCACCAGATTCTCGTTTAGTATATTCATCAATGTCTATTAGTTTTAAACCCGAAAAATATAGTTCTTGCACATGCGATTTGCCAGAGGCAACCCCGCCGATAATCATTATAAAAATTTTTGGACGTTCAAGTAATTTTGATATGGATATTTCTTTTGATTCTATTAAAAAATCCTTGAATTTAATATTAAGCATGCGTCATATTTTTACCAAGTAAGTTTTCCCGAGCTAACCGTTTGAGCATTTTTTTTCGCCAGATGGGGTATTCCGACCGAGACAATGACGGAATAATAGCCCGCGATAAAGAATTATCATATTTTATCATTTCATCAAATGTCAACGAATCCCAAATTTTTTTCGGAATTGTTCGTTTCATTTGTTTAATTTGATGAACTTGTGAATCCATCTCAAAATCGGTAGTGGCAACAGATACACCCGGTGCTACCAATGGCTGATTGAATTCATGGGCATGCTGCAAGCGGTTTAAAATATGGCTATTATGTAATGTGTCGTCCGCCCAATGATTCAATTCATGTGCAATGCTATTTTTTAGTTTATTACCCAAATAGTCATTTTTAAATTCTACCTGTTGTGATTTAGGTATTGTATCTGTGAAATAATCCACAGCCCGGTTAAATCTGCTCGTTTTTAAATTAAGCGGAGTGTATTTAATGGCATCAAAAAATCCACTCATTTTAATATAAATGTTTCCGCTTATTGGGTTATATGCATTTCCATGTCCCAGTGTTTCTATATTAATTAAAACCGGATTTAATTTATCTAATTTTTGAACTAGTTTATTTTTAGAAAATTTAGCAAGGTTTGCGCTTGTAAGTACAACCATTTTCGGTTTCTCAGGAATATCATCACTAGTTTTTGCTTGTGCGAGTTTTTTAAAAAAATCAGAGTAATACATTTTATATATGTAATCTACAGCAGAGTTTAAATTGTTTGTTTTTTCGTTTAAAAAGTCTACGAATTTCATATTGTTATATTCTCCAATAAACCACGAAATGATTCGCGAACTTTTCTACGACGGCCATAATCTTTATAATACATTTCAACCATTTTATTGGATTTATCTGGCAGCCCTAAATATTTAATCATTTTTTGATAAGCCGCATTTTTGATTTGAAAATCTAATTCGGCATTTCCAACTTCAAGTTCTTGGGCAATTTGGCCCTTATATGACCATAACAAATCAATAAAACGCTCATGGGTATTTTGGATTTGTTTTTTGTCCAAATATTTTTTCATGAGTTCAAGCACACCCACAAAAGAATTAAACAATCGGACATCTTGTTCATGACCGATCAATTGTTGAAAAGCTAGTTTATAAATGTTTTCAATAACAGTCTCATATGTACTGTCTTTAGATGGTATTTCTTTATAAACTTCTTTGCCATCAACATATATGGGTTGCCCATTATTGTCTAGCATTGGCTCATATGCTACCCGAATCCCACGGGCCACCGAAAATTTTAACATTCTTGGTATAAGATGTATTTTAGATTTCGATAAAATAATTTTATCCGGAGTACTTTTAGTGGTGGCAATAACAATATCTTCACGAACAGATGCGCCACCAACTAATGCCCGAATGAGAAATTTATGTGCAACTGCCTTTACTCCAGCTTTGGCATCTGCAAAACTAGAGCTATGTGAAAACTTTGCCCAATCACTTGGTTTATTTTCTTCAAACGGTAAAAACTCAAAATCCACTTGGCATTTCGCACGGACGTTGCCGAAATCTACAATAAAGACGGTGTTGATTTGGTCACCAATGGCACTGGGCGACATTTTGTTCGATCCCATATATTTAACACCTGGGATAATTTCTTTTCCTTCCAAGTTATCAAGAAAGTGCCAAACGTCAATTTTCAAGTTTTCAGGCAAGGCAATATCGAGATCACCCGCGGATGGTTTATATTTTACAACTTCTTCATCAGATAATGATGGATCCATGATAAAACTAGTCGATCCATTAAACACAAAACCATTAGAAAGTAATTTTTCATCTACCCAAATTGGCCGATTATTTTTCTTTTTGAAGTTTTTATTCAAAACTTTAAAAATTTCAACAAATTTGTTGATAAATTCTTTTCTACCAATATCTTTTAATGGTATTTTTTCAGCACGGGTTTCCTCGCCTGTTTTTTTAATTCTGGAAGTTACATTGCCGCCCATATCACACTCACAATTATTTTATATATTTATAAATTCAAAAGTATTATTTGGTCCAGGTGTGATTATATATTTTTCATCATCAATTATAATTGCATCTCCGACTTTTAATTGAATGCGATCAATTTTATCATTTAATCGGTTCGGTATGAAGCCGGGATTATCGGTTTCTAACCATACAAATTTCCGTATTTCGGATTGTCGATAATGCCCAAATTGACAGTTATTAATTTCTTCATTTATTTCTTTAGCCTTATTGTAAAATTCACTAGGGTTTAATTGGTTTTGGGCAGCATACCCCAGCAAAGTACAAACGGTGCTTTTAATATTTTTTGATTTGTTATTGATTATAACTTTGTCGCCATGATATAAAATTTTATTTAATAGCATTATAAGTCTCTATAAACTTATTTAATTGCTGTTCTGTAAATACTACACATTTATGCTTTGGCATTAAATTTTCTCTGACAAACCGGGAACATTTTGCACATTTAATACGTTTGGTTGTGCTTAATTTTTTTGAAGTCAACTTTTATCATTCCTTTTTAATTTGATCAATTAAATTGTTTGTAAGTCCATCCACAACACTGTTATCTATGCATTCAGCGCAGTATTCGCACTCTGTACTATTACATTGTTCATTGGGATTTTTTAAAATACATTGCAATAATATTTCTTTTAAATCATCAATATAAACACACATAATATATACCCCATATACATTTATAATTCCGCGATATATTTTTTGATATCTTGATGCATTAATTCTTGCGGATAATAATTATTTGGTTCAAAATCCACACATACGTTTATACGCGTGTAACCATCGCTTTTCCATAAATCTGGATTTTTATTGTGTATATGTCCGTGAATAATTTTAGTGCAATTGGTTTTTTTTAATTGATTAATGAGCCAAGGCTCTCGCGATTTATTGAACTCGGATTTGTAACATGGATAATGGCAAATAAAATAATCACCGGCAACAACATATTCTGTCACCTTTATAAACCCAGCATTTAAATAAAAATCATTAGATTGATGGTCATGGTTGCCCTTTATTAAGATTTTTTTTCCGTTTAATGATTTAATAATATATTCAAACGCAGCTGTTCTATGCTTGAGCCCCGCAGATAAATCGCCGACCATAAAAACATAATCGCTATTTCGCACAATTTCATTATGCCGATTAATCATAAGTTCAGCATTTTTTAAAACACAATTTTCATCATTAATATCAAATGGCCGACCGGCATATTTGATTATATTTTTATGAAAAAAATGATGATCCGACGCGGCAAAAATTTTCATTTATTTTCTTCGCCGATATCCATCCATCCAATAATACCACCAATAAAAGGAACCACCCCAATACTTCTAATAACTTCAGTTTTATATGGCGCTTCAAAGTCGGCATTTAGCAATTTTACAATATTTAGTACATAACCAACTACAAATAAAGCTGATAAAATTACAGCAATAACAGCCATAGGATGTGCAGGATGATTGTGAGTATTCATAATTTATTCTCCTTTCCATTCTTTAAAATCATTAATCATATCTAATGCATTATCATTAGTATATATACCACGTTCGTGTACGCCACCATGGCCATATTCAAATAATTCGAATAAATCATTTTCAATTCGTTTAACATGCGCATTGGCACCTAAATCATATGTTTCACCTTTTTTTAATTTTAAAATCTTGTCCAAATCCATTTTATCTCCTTATACTACCCCAATATATGTGTATACTACACTAAATGGGGTAGCTTGTAAACAATAAATAATCTTATGACACAACCAACAAAAATTAGAAGTATTTTCACAGACGATATAATTACCGCACTCAAAAATGATAAAAGCAAAATAACCATAGAATTATTGCGGGAATTACGTTCTAAGGGTAATGAGGGGAAGAATATTGCGCTTGAGATTTTGGACATGCCGAAGGATAACGAGCAATATTATTTAGACGCATATGGAAACCGGATATCGTTTAATGGTAATCGGCGATTGAAAAAGTCATTTACTAAATTAAATTTATCGAAAATTCATCAAGATGAAATAATGCGTTGTGCTGAAGATATACATTATTTTAAAGATAATTATGTAAAAATCAAGACTCAACGTGGGATAAATTTTCCAGATTTGCGGGAATATCAGAATGATTTTATAAACACCATTTTGCCGGATGAACACGAGAATATAGTTGGTTTACTACCGCGACAATCGGGGAAAAGTGTAACGGTGGCGATATATTTGACGTGGATGTATAATTTTAATACTGATATGAATATGGGTATTGTTGCAAACAAGGGTCCCATGGCACGGGAATTTTTAAGCAATGTTAAAAACATATTAATAGAGTTACCTATTTGGCTTCAACTTGGAACATCTGTGTGGAATAAAGGCTCTATTGAAAATGAATCAAAAATGCGGGTATTGACGGATGTTCCGTCATCGGATTCATTTAGGGGTTTTACGCTTTCATGTCTCGTAGTAGATGAAACTGCATTTATTAAAACAAACCGTTTTGAAGAATTTTCTGATTCCATTTTCCCAGCGCAGTCCGGTCTTGCTTGGAAAAAAAATATAATAATATCTACAGCGAATGGCCGGAATCATTTTTGGAAAATTGTAAAGGGTGCGCGCGCGGGTTCAAATGGTTTTACATTTTTTGAGGTTGATTGGAAAAATGTGCCAAGATATACCACCGACGGCTCTTTATTATCTAATGAAAAATTTATGAAAAAAATAATTGATAGACATGGTATTGTTCATTTTAATCAAAATTATGGCAATCATTTTGTTGGATCATCTTACACCCTAATTTCAGCGGACAAACTTAATGAAATGCATGCAGAAACACCCGAAGAAATAAGAGACGGGAAATTAAATATATACAAATATCCAAAATCGGGTCACAAATATGTAATCGCGGTCGATCCATCGAAAGATGGTAAAGATGCGTTTGCAGTACAAGTGATAGATATAACTAAAAACTGTTTTGAACAAGTTGCAAGCGCAAAACTTCAAATTGATTATCTTTTGATGCCGGAATTTTTAAATGAATGGGGGGAATTTTACAATTGGGCATATTTGGTTATTGAGCAAAATGAGGGGGCAGGTCAATCTATCGCTGATCAAATGTTTCAAACATTTGAATATGAAAATTTACATTTTGATAAAAATCCACTTACAAATAAGCGGAAAAAATACCCGGGCACCCGTACAACAACAAAATCTCGAAAACAAATTTTGCAGACAATGAAAATTTTTGTGGAAAATGATAAATTAAAGATTATCGACGGATCAACTATAAATGAATTAATGCAATTCATATTAATAAAAAATAAATATCAAGCGGATGATGGTGCTTATGATGATATGGTTATGGCACTGGCTTTATCATTTACACCATTTAATGATATTAAAAATTTCGAAGATATGCAAAAAGTTACAAATTTCTTATTTAAAAATAACCCAGAAAAAAGTAATTCCGATTTTACCGAGTTGCTAACAATTGGTAATTTTGATCAAGGTTTGGATGAAGATTACGAGGAAGATGAAATATGTACCACACTTGAAGAATTC